GTTACACAGTGGTGAAGGTTAGGACACTCGTCTTCCGTGAGCTCTTAAGGCTGGGCCACGGGAGGCGATCTAGTCTTGATGTCGCCCGGGAACTGCGCTACGCGTGTGCTAGGACTATCGACACGACGGGGATACCTGAACCCGAGAAGGTGTATATCGAGCAAGTCTACCCTCAGCTCTGCATGCAACATTATCGCATGTTAGAGGAGGCTGACAAAACCCGATATCCATCTCCTACGGGCATCGCTGCAGGAGTGTTAAACTCCATGGCCCAGCTCTGTTGTCTTCTGGGGTTTTTCGCCTTTACGATGATGACTTACATGTACCGGGTGATTTCAAGTTCAACGGACTTTTCAAGCCGCTCAATGCTTTCACGAAGCGAGCGTTTGAAACAGGCGTATTTGAGGTCGACATCATCCGTGGAGGGGCTATTCAACCTAAGCGGCGTTATCATACTTGCGGCGGTTATAACTTCCGGTGTGACCTGGCAATCCATCGTCAGTCTACTCATACTCTCCGCACTGCAGTGTTTCGAATATTCCACGATAAGGTTGGGATTGCTACTTATCATCGCCGTCAGTCAGTTATGGCCGGTGATATTAGGCTTCTCTCTTATTTGCGTGAGGTTCGTGATCACTTATGTGCCAACCCACCTGGGGAACATTGGTCTCATCTTAACGAGTCTGATGCTGTTAAGGATCATCCTAAGAAGCAGCTCCGATTACGCGCGATCAAAGAGCTCAATGACCTCGGTTGTGTTGCGAGTATGACCAACGCTTATGGCGTCGGTAGATGCGAAGGAGTTGTTAAGGGCAACTACAAGTATGAACCAACCAAAGTCACGCCAGAAGGGGCGAAGATTTGTCGCATGACTGTAGATTGCGACACTAAGCGCTCACTCTTCTGCGGGTGGCTAATCAATATGATCAAGGACAGCTTGTCGTCGGTGGATATGCTCGTCGCCGGTGTGCGTGTGAGGTTTATTAAAACACCTGACCCAGTGTTACTAGGTCAGATGTACACCGACCATTATCACAGCGGCGGTTTCGTCGCATTCTCCGACGATGGGAGGCTTGATCTACATTGTGCTGACGGTTTGTTAACCACTACGGTTGACATCAAGTCGTGCGACTCCGTCAATGGCTTATCTACAGCACGGCTACTATATGCGGTCACTCCACCTGAGTACCATGAGTTGGTCGATGGTATCATCTCACATGGTCAGCAGGTGCTCACCATCGGTTACGGTAAGAACAAGATACGAGCGCGTCCATTGCAGTTCTTCGAGTATTCTGGGGCTCTGTTCACAACCGCCATCAACACGTTGGCTATGTACATGAGCGCCTTACATATTCTTGAAGACTACAATCCTCGTTGTTCTAAGCGTGACTGTATGGACATGATTGATCGCAAAATAGCGACAGCTCCATACCCATTGGAGCATGAGCACGTGCACTCTTTCTG